CCCAACAAGAAACGCTTTTATTCAAGCTATTGGAGCTCACAATGTAGCGACACTGGAGGAGTTATCTGAGATACATCTTTATGATTTTGGAATATTTATAGAACTACTACCAGATGAAGAAGAGAAAGCTATGCTTGAAAATAATATTCAGGTTGCTTTAGGTCAAAAATTAATAGATCTTGATGACGCTATTGATGTTAGAGAAGTAAAAAATATAAAACTAGCAAATCAACTATTAAAAATAAAAAGAAAAGATAAGTTGATAAGAGATCAACAAATGGCTCAGCAAAATATGGAGTCGCAAGCTCAAGCAAACGCACAACAACAACAAGCAGCCGCTCAAGCTGAGGCTCAGAAAAATGAAGCTAAAGCTCAAACTGAAATGATGATAGAGCAGACAAAAGGAGATTTAAAAATAAAATATCTTCAAGAAGAAGTTAGACTTAAAAAAGAATTAATGGCATATGAATTTTCTTTAAATTCTCAAATGAAAATCCATGAGATGGATCAAAATAACAATCTAGAAAACATGAGAGAAGATCGTAAGGATAATAGAGAGAAAATGAAAATGCGTAATCAAAGAAAAATAGAACAACAAAAAAACTCGGCTAAATCCGTTAAAAGGTTTGAGTCGTCAGGTAATGATATAGTTACAGGAGGTGCAGGCCTTGATAGGTTTGGCGCTTAATATTTAATATTTTATAAAATTTTATTATGGCAGAAGAAAAAGAAAATAAAGTCGAAGAGACTAAGGTTGAGGAACCAAAGGTTGAGACACCTAAAAAACCAGATACAGTAAAAGTTAATTTAGCTGAAAAAGCAAAACAACTAAAAGAAACCATCGTTAAGGTTGACATGTCTAAAACACCTACTCAAGACAGCGTGGTAGAGGAAAAACCCGTTGAAGAGGAAGTTGTTGTGGTTAATCCTGATATTAAGGAGGAGGTTAAAGAGGAAGTTAAGGAAGAAACTCCAATTATACAGGAGGTTACTGATGAGGCACCTAAAATTAAAATACCTCAAGTTCCAACTGATAACGATGAGTCACCATATAAACTATCTGAAAAGTTACAAAAAGTAGCTGAATTCATGAATGAAACTGGAGGTGATTTAAATGACTATGTTAATTTAAATAGAGATATATCAAAGTTAGATGATTCTGAAGTATTAGATGAGTACTATAGGTCAACAAAATCTCACTTATCACCAGAAGAAAGAAGTTTTCTACTAGAAGATAGTTTTGGCGTAGATGAAGACGTGGATGATGAAAAGACGATACGTAAAAAGAAAATAGCCCTCAAAGAGCAAGTTGCCGAGGCTAGAGCCCACTTAGACAGGCAAAAGTCTAAATACTATGAAGAAATCAAAGCTGGAGGTAAACTTACAGAAGATCAACAGAAGGCTATTGAATTCTTTAATAGATACAACAAGGAATCTGTTGCGCAGAAACAACAGACTGAAGAAAGCAAAAGCGCATTTTTAAAACAAACCGATAATGTTTTCAACGAGGATTTCAAAGGTTTTGATTATCAGGTTGGAGACAAAAAGTTTAGGTTTAATGTTAGAGATATTGATAAAGTTAAGACTACTCAAAGCGATATTAATAATTTCGTTAATAAGTTTGTTAGCGAGGATAATAAAAATATAACAGACGCTGAGGGTTATCACAAATCTTTATTTACAGCTATGAATGCTGATGCTATTGCTAAACATTTTTACGAACAGGGACAGGCTGACGCAATAAAGGAAACTGTCGCTAACGATAAAAATATAAACCTAGACCCTAGACAAACTCACGGTGAGGTTAATGTTGGAGGTGTTAAGGTTAGAGCTTTAGGTGATTCTGCAAGAGATTTCAAATTTAAAATTAAAAAGAAAAAATAACAATTTAAAAAAAATTAATTATGGCAATTACTGCGGGAAATAATTTGAATAAAGTGCCTGCTCCACAACAGCAAGCTCTTGAATCAAATTATCTTGACTTCAACCAAGATATGGGTTGGGCTCAACAATATCTGCCTGACTTAATGGAAAAGGAAGCTGAAGTTTTCGGTCAAAGAACAATTTCAGGTTTCTTAGAAAAAGTTGGAGCAGAAGAGGCTATGTCCTCAGATCAAGTTATTTGGTCAGAACAAGGTAGATTACACTTATCTTACAAAGGTACATTACATGCAACAGATGGTGCTGCAATTGGTAATGCTGGTGGCGATGCTAATATAGCTGAATTTACTTGTACACATGATATCGATGGAAACCCAATTTCATCAACACACGGTGTTAGAGTAAACGATACAGTTATTATTTCAAACGCTCAAGGTATTTTCAAATGTTTAGTAACAGCTACTGATGTTGGTACTTCAGGTAAGATAGATATTGAACCTTATGATGGAACGGTTTTATCAACTGATGCTACAGCACAAGGAACTACATTATTAGTTTATGGTTCTGAGTATGGCAAAGGTATGAGTTATGTAACTAAAGATGGTTTAGCTAATACAACTGACGCTAGAGGAGCTAACGAACCAGCTTTCAAAACTTATTCTAACAAACCAATTATAATGAAAGATTACTACGAGGTATCAGGATCTGATACATCTAGAGTTGGTTGGGTAGAAATAACTGGAGAAAGTGGTCAAAGTGGTTACCTATGGTACTTAAAAGCTGAAGCAGATACTAGATCAAGATTTACTGATTACTTAGAAATGGCAATGCTAGAAGGTGAGTTAAATCACGCTGATTCTCAATTAGATGGTGCTACTATCTTAAAGGGATCTGTAGCTGGTGGTGCTAATAGAGTTGGTACTGAAGGTTTATTTGCTGCTATCGAATCAAGAGGTAACATAACATCTGGTGTAACTGGTGTTAACGCTGCTACTGATCTAGCTGAATTTGACGCTATCTTAGCTGAATTTGATAAACAAGGTGCTATTGAAGAATACATGATGTTCGTTAATAGAGCAACTAGTTTAGCAATGGATGATATGTTAGCTTCAATGAATTCTTACGGAGCTGGAGGTACTTCTTACGGAGTATTCGACAATGACGAAGATATGGCATTAAATTTAGGCTTCTCAGGATTCAGAAGAGGTTCTTATGACTTCTACAAATCTGATTTCAGATACTTAAATGATAAAGCTACAAGAGGTGGTATTAACGCTGCTAGTGCTGCAAATGCAATTAGAGGTGTTATGATTCCAGCTGGTACTTCTACTGTGTATGATCAATCTTTAGGTAAAAACTTAAAGAGACC